ATCATCCTTGCTGTATTTTGGGATTTCAATTTCACGTTTAGTATTGTGACCACCCACCCCACCAAAATTGTCAAATTAACCAACGTCACTACAAACGCTCCAGTGACGAACGATAACATCCTTGCTGTAATTTTTCAAATCTAGCACAGTTGGCACGGTTCCTGCTGGTAAAAAATGTTGGCACGGTTCTTGCTCAAAATACAAAAAAGATTTTTTGAAAAAGTTCTTGCTCTTTTTTCCAAGCTGCCTAGACTTTCCTACGTTACAAATGAGCACCATCAACATCAGACCCAATGGGAGTTTCCTCGTCTCCGTTCATCAGAACAACAAACGAGTTCGCCGCACTTTCAAAACCAAGCAGGAAGCTGAATTGTTCCTTGCTGAAAACCAAGTGAGGGCTTTGAAAAACAACACCAACCTCCTGCACGTAGCTTTGTCTGAAGCTCCCAAGACTGTTGGGGAACTCCGTGACCGAGTTCTTTTTGGACTGTGGAGAGGAACACGAGCCGAGAAAACCGTGACCATCAATAGCCAAACCATTGTTGATTTTTTCGGCAAAGACACGGAGCTTGAAGCTGGGCTGTTCTTCCCAGAACGCATTGACCAGTTGATTGAGCATCTCAAACAGCGCGGCAATAAAAAGGGAACGATCAACCTCAAACTCTCCGCTTTGAGTCGTATGTTGACCTATGCCAAAGAACGTCGGTGGCTTGATTGCANCACCAAGATTCGTGGCCTGTCTCAAGATCGTGGTCGTATCCGGTTCCTGTCTCGTGAAGAAGAAGCCGAGTTGATTGGTCTGACCAACCATCTGAAACGTCCCGACCATGCTGATTTGTGGATGTTCCTCATTGATACCGGAGCACGAGTTGGGGAGGCTTTGAAACTTGAGTGGAAAGATGTCCGGTTTGTTTCCGACCAGCATCCCAACAACGAAATCACTTTTTGGCACACTAAAAATGGCGAGTTCAGGACTGTTCCCATGACCAGCCGAGTTACCAACATGATGCTTACTCGTAGGGCCAGCGGGAAACCGTCTCCTTTTGAAATGACCCAATGTAACGTCAACTACGTCTGGCAATGCGTAAAACACAGCAACAAGGATTGGAGTGAAGATGCGGAATTTGTTCCCCATGCTTTGCGCCATACCTGTGCCTCTCGTCTGGTTCAGCGTGGAGTTCCTCTTTACACAGTGATGCACTTCCTTGGACACAAGGATTTGCACATGACCACACGGTATGCCCACCTTACATCAGCCAATTTTGGAGACGCTGTAGCGGCTCTGGAAACCAACAACAACATCAACACGACAAATGAATAAAGACGAAATTCGAGATATTATAGTTGCCCTAGTAACCCTGTTCTCCGTGGCTCTTGCCAAACTCACAATGCTTGCCTTGTGTGTCTGGGTAGTTGTGGAAGTCCTACGCATACTCAAAGTAATCGCTTAATATGTATTATTTGACCTACAAAAAATCCGACCTCAAACCGGAACGCAAACCTCTAAACTTTGGAAGGTTTTGGTTCTTCATTGGGTTGGCCTTTCTTCACCATCTTGGAAAGCTGGGACAAGTGGCTTTGGCTACTATTGTCATCATCTATATTCTTAAAGCATTTAACCTTGTATGAGTGCCTTTGTTTCTAAAACAACTCTGGAAGACACAGTTTGCTTGCTTGGTAAACGTAACGTCATTCTGTCCCTTGATAACTTGGAACTACAACGCAGATTGCGTAAGGCCCAAGCCTCCCTTCTCCAAGTGAGAAAGGAACGGAACAGCCTTAAAAAGGTGGTCAGGGAATTGAACAAAGTTCCGATGTTCGCCAACTGTGATGTTTCATTTGATGAGTTTGCCAATATCGTAGAGAATCCCAACAAACCATGATGAGCAAAACTGAACGCAACTGTGTCAACTTCTTGGCTAATTCTTTAGGTAGCCGTGAAAATTACAAATATCACTATAATGGTATTCCATCTACAAACTGGGATGAACGATTAAAACATCTGGACAAAGCTCTTGTAGTTCTGGCTTTGACTGAGCTTGACCTACATCCTGTTTACCTTTCAGACCATGAATACGAACAGATTAAAAGGCGAGTCTTTGGTAAGCCCTTCAACTATGTTTAGAGTTCTGTTCCACAAGTCCAATGGGACTTTGGATGGATACTTTCGAGAAATAAATGAAGATAAACTTTCAAGCGTTCTTTCTGCATTACCTAAAACTTGGATAGCTGTGGTTTATGATGCAGAGACAAACGAAATAAAATTCAGTTATACGTCAAAATAAAATGAGCATAAACAAACAAACAAAACAAAAGAAAACATGGTTGGTTCAATCTGGTGAAGAAGTCGTTCAACTGGAGTGGTCTAATTTAGATTTTGAAACAGCGTTGAAACTAAGCAATGAGTTAAAACAAAAAGGCGTAAAAGGTGTGAGGTATCGCCGTGAGGATTCTTCTTATCCAACTTGGCCTTTACACTTTGACGCTGAAAGGGAAGAAGAAGAAGCACAGAGGGCTTCTGAAATCGCTGAAAGCTGCCGAGACAAAGAAGCGGCTGACCGTATTGGAGGACACCCTTGGAGCAACTGCTAAACAATGCCTAACAAATCTCTATCATTAAAACCGTATCCTCAATGGATATGCAACAACTGTGGGAAAGAACACGGTAATCGTCCTGAAGGTAATCCTTACGGAGCAACTTATCACATGGGAACCTGTGGTATTTGTGGTGAGGTGTCCGAAGTTACTGAGCCAAGAGATTTTGGTCATCTAAAACTTAAACGACATAAATGAGCGATACATATACACAAGCGCGAAAGGAAAGGCTAAACCGAGGCCTGTTGACGTTAAGCTCGTGGGCGAGTAGTAGGACTATAGGCAACCATGACGAGGACACAACATTATCTATGCTCAAGCGCAAAATTACAGAACTGTGCGATGCGGTAGATAGGGCTGGATGGGGGGCTTGTGCCAAGGAAGGGGAGAAATGAACAACACTTCCGCACTCCGACCCGATTGGGATACTTGGTTTATGGGCCTTGCTGTAGCTGTGGCTTCACGTAGCGAAGACCCACATCAAAAGGTAGGGTGTGTGGCTGTTCGTCAAGATTTGTCGATTGTTGGTGTTGGATACAATGGGGTTCCTTCTGGTGTCGAAATAGATTGGTCTAATAGAGATGCCAGAAGGCCCATTGTAATCCATGCGGAAGCCAATGCTTTACGCTACGCCAAGCCTAATGAAGTCATGGCTTTATACGTGACCCTTCTTCCTTGCCCTTCCTGCTTGACCCTCATTGCTTCTTACAGAATCCCTGTGGTTCGGTGTATGTGTCCGGTGGATAGGTCACATGAAATCCCTAATGCTCTTGAAATATCTCAAGCTCTGGGCATCAAACTCAACATCAGTATGCCTAACAATGGATAATCAAATAGCTTTGGAACAAAGTCAGCTTGAGGAAGGTAAGCTACGCTACCGCAGACAGCTTAACAACCTCACCAAAATGGGACAAACTTCCGAAACTTATTGGGGGCGTAACCTTTTGCAACAAGCCTTACCTAGTTTTGAAAAAGCTATATCAGAATGGTTTGAATCACATAAAAACACCCTTGCTGGTAACATCGCTTACTTCAATGAAATAAGGGAAGTGTTGTCTGTTGGGGAAATAGCTCAAACTACTACCCAAGAAATCATCAACACCTTAACTACTGGTGAAGGCATGAACAGAGTGTGTTTGCTTGTTGGACACGCTATTGAGTTCCGGTTGGTAATGAGCAAAGCACAAGCAAAGATAAGCAATAAAGAATGGGAACACATCATCCGAGACTTTATCAACAAACACCATTCTTTGCGTCACAAACAAGACTCCTTACGTGACATCATTACCGATAAGGGGTTTGTGTTCGACTTTGATACAAAACAACGGCTAGTCATAGGTCACTGTCTTGTTAATTTGTTTTACCAAAGCACAGGACTTATTGAATTTATCAAGCTACGCAGTCCTAACTTCCGCTACAAAATCCACGTAGTCATGTCCGAAGAAGCAAAGAAATGGGTAGATAAGGTCAATGAACATTGTGAGATAATGAATCCGGTTCGTTATCCAATGGTTGCTCTCCCTGAAGATTGGAAACCGTTCCAACTATACTCTGGGGGATATAAGTTACCTGAGAACAAGCTACCGCTTATCAAATCCCACCATTCCCTACATCATCTGGTTCCCCGAAACAATCCAATGCGAACCGTGATTGAGGCTATTAACGGTCTGCAAAAAGTCTCTTGGAAAATCAATACACAAGTCTTGGAAGTGGTTGATAAATACTTTTCAGAAAAGCGCAGCATCAACGACATCCTCCCATTCCACGGCTTACAAGACCTACCTCCCAAGCCTCACGACATGGAAACCAACGAGGACGCACGGAAGTATTGGCGAAGACAGGCCAACATGGTTTACCGATCAAACTACGAGAACAAGACCCGCTTCTTTCTTATTGCCAAAACCATTCACATAGCTCGCTTGCTCAAGGGACATGAGAAAATGTGGTTCCCTATGCAGTTGGATTTCCGAGGACGTATGTATTACTCGACGGAGTGTTTGCACCCTCAAGGAAGTGACTTGGCTCGTGGGTTACTCACCTTTGGGGAATCCAAGCCCCTTAAAAATGATGATGATTTCAACTGGTTCTTTATCAACGGAGCTAACAAATTCGGCATGGATAAAGAGAGTTTTGAAGTCCGGTTGCAATGGGTTAAGGATAACTTTGAGCATATCCGCAAAAGTGCCGAAGACCCATACTCAGAAACTTGGTGGACAAGTGCCGACAAGCCTTGGCAGTTCTTGGCTTGGTGCTTTGAGTTTTGGAGATTCCACACCAGAACAACCGAAGACTTTGAAACAAACCTTCCTTGTGGGATTGATTCAACCAACAACGGATTGCAAATCCTTTCCCTTCTTGGTCGGGACAAGGACACAGCCGTTCTCACCAATGTTTTGAATCCATCCAAGAAAGCAGGGCCGAACGACATTTACCGGACGGTTCTCAACCGAGTCATTTCACGCCTCCAAGAAACCAATGACGAACTTCCAAAGCGTCTTTTGCAAAGCGGCTTGGTAAGACGTTCCGTAGTCAAGGTTCCGGTCATGGCTATGCCCTACGGAATCAAACCTCACGGAACTCTTGAAGCCATAGATGCAGAGTTCAAACGCATCAGCTTCAATGAGCCTAAAACTTATGACATACTACCGGATGACATGAGACGAAATGCTGCTTTGTATCTTGGCAATGTCATACGCGATGTTATCGGTGATCTTCTCAACGGCCCCAAGCAAGTCATGGAATGGCTCAAAGAAACAACCAAGAAAGTTTCCAACCAAAACGTGTTTGTTCAATGGCTGACACCTAGCGGATTCAAAGTTGTCTGTGCTTACCCAAAGTCAAAGGTTGAGTCATACAATTTCAACTGGAACGGAAAGATGGTTAATCGTTCATCAATGGTGGAGGATTACTCAACGGTCAGTTCACGCACAACGGTCAACTCCATTTGTGCCAACTACGTTCATAGTCTTGATGCTGCTGTGGCTCATATTGTTTCCCAACGTGCTTCTGAAATGGGCATAGCCCTTGGAGTCATTCACGATTGCTACGTCACCCATCCAAGTGATGTTCAAGCTGTAATATCTTTGGTGCGAAACGCTTACGCCGATATGTTTTCCATGAACTTGTTGGAAGATTTTCGTCAGCAACTTTCGTGCCAAGTAACCAAAAACAAACCAGAAAAAATTTTCAGCTTTGATGAAGATTTTCCTATTGACCAAGTGCGTCAGTCGGAATACTTTCTCTGCTGAATCAACAAGGATTCATGTTAAAAATGAACGATAAACCTAAATACGTCCGTCTCGTCAGCCCTAAAGGGGTGGCTGTGTATCCGAGACTTAACACCCCTTCAACGAAGTTCAAGGAGGAAGGCGAGTATTCTGTGAAGCTCTCTATTCCTGTGGAAGACGCTACCCCATTCCTTGAGCAGATCAAAGCGATTGCGCGGGAGTTCTATAAAGAGCAATGCGCCCTCTTGAAAAAAGAGAAGCTCAAAGTTCATGCGTTCCCTTGGGAAGAAGATGGTAACAAAGTTACCGTCAAATTCTCCAATGTTGCCAAGATTACGTCGAAGGCTGGTCAAGTCTGGGAAGTCAAAATTCCCCTTCTCGACTCAAAGGGAACTCCTATTACCGATCTTATCGGCGGGGGTTCTGTTCTCAAAGTCGCAACGGAAGTCAAGCCGTGGTATGTTCCTGCCTTGGGAGTTGGCGTTAGTCTCCGCTTGAAAGCGGTTCAGGTTATCGACCTCAAAGCTCCCTCACAGTTGGTAAGTGCGGAACAATTCGGCTTCTCCACTGACGAAGAAGGTTTTGTGTCGGGTGGCGAAACATTCAGCGACTCGCTGTTTGGTTCCGAGCAGCCGAGCGAACCTTCCGAGCCAACTACTACCGCAACGTCTGGGGAGGAATTTTAATCCTCCATTAACCGAGACAATGCTAACTTATGCCTAACAAAAGACTTAAAAAATCCAGTAAGCATAAGTTACGGTATCGCTCAAAATTGGAAGATGGGGTTGCAATCCAGATTCAGTGTTACACAACCTTTGAATATGAAACTAAAAAGCTGCCTTACGTGGTATCAGAATCTCATGTTTACGTTCCAGATTTCATACTTCCTAATGGTATTCATATTGAAGCAAAAGGCTATCTACGTAGGGAAGATCGTAAGAAACTTCTTCTCGTAAAAGAGCAACACCCTGATTTGGATTTGCGCCTCGTCTTCCAATGCGCGAGCAATAAAATCTATAAGCGTTCTAAAACTACTTACGGCCAATGGGCCAAAAAACATGGATTCCTTTATTCAGACAACGGACGAGTCCCTAGAGAATGGCTCCTCCAACCTCGTAAGACACCTACCATGTGAAGCGTGTGGCTCAAGTGATGCCAATGCTCTTTACACAGACGGTCACGAATACTGCTTTAGCTGTAAGGCATATAAACACGGAAATTCTTCCGTAGCTAGAACACCAAAAAATAACATGAGCTTTGAATTTGTGGCGGGTGAACACCGTCCTTTACAGAAACGGTCAATCAACGATGAAACAGTCCGCAAGTGGGACTACCAAGTTGGTATCTATAATAACCAGCCTGTTCAGATTGCCAACTACCGCAACCTACAAGGAGAACTTGTAGCCCAAAAGCTACGTTTCCCTAACAAGGAATTTATCATCAAGGGCGATGCTTCCAAGATGGGCCTTTATGGGCAGCATCTTTGGCGGGATGGCGGTAAGATGCTTGTGGTCACGGAGGGGGAGATTGATGCCCTTTCGGTATCCCAAGTTCAAAACAACAAGTGGCCTGTGGTGTCCGTTCCCAACGGAGCACAAGGGGCTGTTAAAGCTATCAAAGCCAACATCGAATACCTTGATAACTTTGAAACTGTGGTATTCATGTTCGACAATGATGAGCATGGAATTAAAGCGGCCAAGGAGTGTGCCTCAATCCTCAAGCCTAACCGTGCCAAAATCGCTACTCTTGAAGCCAAGGATGCCAACGATCTTTTGGTTAATGGCAAGGGAGCCAAGATCATTGATGCTGTTTGGTCAGCTAAAAGCTACAGACCTGATGGGATTGTTGACGCTTCTCAAATGTGGGATGCCCTTGTTAATGCCCCACGCATTGAATCCCTGCCTTACCCTTGGATTGGGTTGAATGACCTAACTCGTGGTCTGAGGCGGGGTGAGCTTGTAACTATCACAGCGGGAAGTGGTATCGGTAAAAGCCAGATATG